CCCAGGAAATTTTATTAGTCTTCTGCGAGCTTTGAGAAGTAGGACATTGCATCCTCATCGTCATCAGAAACATCTACTGTGACAGTGGTATCATCAGCAGAACCATAAGAAGTGGTCTCTTCTACAGACGTGAGTTCTTCTGCCCGTGGTACAGATGCAGTAGGTGCACCGCCAAGAACTTGCTGAAGCTTTTGAGAAAGTTCTTCATAGCTCTTGAACGTAGAAGGATCAATAAGTTCCTTCAGCTTGTGCTGTTGATTCCAGATGGCTTCGATTGCTTCATCGGTAGACGCCAGTGGGGTTTTTTCTTGCGTGAAGAAAGACTTGTCGTAACTACGATAGCCAGCGACTTGGCTCATTCGCAAGACAAACACCTTGCCGTTATCGATGTCCCAAGGAATTGCGGGTTCATCTGATTCAAAACGGGGGCTGAATTGCTCTTCAAGCATATCATAAATTTTCTTGCCAAACTTGTACAAGAAAACTTTCCCGTTGTTATCGGGGTTGGAAGGATCATCAACCACCAAGATGTTTGCGTAGTAAGAGAGCCTTCGCTTCTGCTTACGTGCAGTTTCTTTGTTGGCTTCAGAACCGCTTGCCCAAAGTTGACTGTTCAACTCTGAAACTGGATCGTTTTGCCCGATAGTGGTGAGGGATTTCTCGATATACCACTTACCCGTTGGGCCTTGAAAGCCATGATCCCAAATCTTTACAACAGGAATCACAAGGTCATCTTCGCCTTGGGTGAATGGAAGAAAACGAATTTTGCATTCTCCGTTTCCGCGAGAGTCTGGGGTGGGCTTCCAAATTCTGTCATCAGCACCATTCTTCTTAGGTGCGCTTGACATTTTTTCTACGGCGCTCATGAGCTTGTCGTAGTCATTGGTAGCTTGACGCAGAGCCGAAAGTGTATTAGCCATTTTGTTCTCCTTATACGAGATATAGCGGTTTATTGCGTGATATTACGGTTTGTTTTTTGTACTGCACTGAATTCATCATCAAATGAATCTAGATTATCATAAACAACTTTTGGATATTTGTCAAGCCTAGATTTGCTCTTACCTACTCGTTTGATACGCTTCTCTTGATTCAAAGATCTTCTATGTGTTTTGGACATAGTTTTTTCAACTTCCCATCATATTTCTCAATATAGTGCACTTTATTTATATTGATAAAAGGACTATATTTTCTTACTAACAGACATGTATCTTGAAGGATCATGTCATCCTTGTAACTATCCACAAAGGGATAGAGTTTGTTAAAGATCACAACTGTTTCCAGAGAGATCTTTGAACCCATCAAAAGTTTAAAGATTAGAGGATGATTGCCCTCGTTGATACAATCTACAACTTCTTCTGAATCCATACGATACTGAAGGTAATCCAGATCGTTATTAAAAGTATACTCTATTTTTTTCTGTCTTTGCAACCACTTTTTATAAATTTCTTCGCCCTCAAAATTAAACATCCCACCGTGTTGATCGCCAGTGGCAAAATTAGAAACCATGTATTCTATAAACTGCTTTTCGCTGTACACAGATATAAGCTTTTGCAGAATTGGCCTAAATTTTTGCTTTTCCAAAGACTTGCGAGTAACATTTCTGGCATGAGTGGTTCTTATATCAAACTTTGAATCAGTAAAGTGTAAGCGCAAGTTACGATATAGCTTAAACGCTTCGTACTCGTCCATTAAAACTCCAGCCGTGGTTCCTTCTTTATTTTAACAAGATTTAGAAAAATAGCTTCTTGTTTAATACGTTCTTTGAGAGAACTGTTTATGAATTTACTAATCCCCTCAATTTCAATTTCTTTCTTTTCACAATATTCAATCAACGTGTCCATACAAGAAGAATTTGTCCTAGAAGCCTCGACTTCAATGAAATACGAAAATTCAGTAGCAGTCATAAACTCTTTCGTCAAAAGATAAATGTCGCTAACATCTTTCTTAGAATCTTTTGTTTTCTTGCTGTTGTCTACTACCAACTTCATGGTTTCTCCGTATAAAAAATGTGATCTTCTATCGCCATTGTTTTGTGAAAATGTGAGGACCAAGACGGATTCACTTTTTTGGAATGATAGAAAATAGAATTGTCCGTAAAATCTGGCATACCCGACAACAGAACAAGCGATATAAGAGATGCTTTATCCCAGCTTCTATCGTCGTTTATGCTCTCTTCTTTTCCGTCACAAAAATAAGAAAATTGACATTTGTGACGAATGATTCTCCCCAGAGAGTCTTTCTTTGCTTGACGTACAACACCACAAATAGTATCTGGGTACTTGTGATGATTGACTCTATTTAATGTTACCATACCAACTGCTAATTGTCCAGCAATTGGTTGATTTCTTGCCTCAAAATAAATTACTTCTGCTAAACACTGTGCCTCTTCGGATGCTACTGAAAAACTACTAAAGAATATAAAAACCAAAGCAAAATACTTCATTTTTATCTCCTAGATTAGAATTTTGGGTACTCATCATATAGATTATTTGATCTATAAAACTCTAGAAGCGACTCAGAGATATACTCATGAGTTTTTGGTCCGTGGTGGGCCAAGTCCCTTGCGTAATCATCTTTTAGCCAATGATTAATTAAACCGATCCTACAAAATTTCACAGCATTTGTTTGTGCGAAATACTTTACCACCGTATCTAGCGGCTCACCAAAAGACCAGAAAATTACTGGTATATTATACGCCGTTAGAAGATTATTTATCTGCAAATAATCAGTGTAATTTTCTTTGATTAGTTGACCTTGGTTCAACAAGCCACGGTTCATATACCAATCACTGTCAACTGTTATCGGGTGGTTGGGTAAGTCACAAGGAATCCCATCAAAGATATGACTCCTTGTTTCATAGAACAAAGCCTCTTCCTTTCTTTCTTTTGACTCTCCGTAGTAGTAAAACGGTTTTCTTGTTTCTTCTGTGGCCTGTATGATAACAAATTTAGGCTTGGGCATTCCCAAGTTAAACCATTGCTGAATGTTGTAGTTAAATGAGTCCAGCCCATGCCCCGCCAGCCCTAAGTTGCAACAGGGAATACCAAGGGCTTCCGACATTCTTGACACCCAAATATCTTCTTCGTGGAGTGCGATTCCTTCAGTGTAGCTACAACCAATAGCCAAAAAGAACTCATTATCCTTAAAGGTGTCTAACTCTGCGGTACGATAGCCATGAGAATTATAAATGTATGTTATAGGATTTTCATCATTTATGTATCGCGAATTTATTTTTTCTGGATGATTTTTTAAATTGTAGTTAAAGAAGGATTCTGAGTCTCCATACTTTAATGGCACTGTTGGTTCATCAAAGACAGTAAAGGGAATCGTCTTCCCAGCATAGTGGTTTCTGATAATAAGAGATCTAGGTTGAATCTGATATGCAACGCCGCGATGGTGACTGATCATCAAATCATTGTCTAAATCAATCTTGTCAAAGGTTCCTTGATTGCATTCACTCCATGGCATCGAAAAATTCTCCTGCTATTTTTTCGTGTGTAACTGGACCTGGATGAATATTGTCTCTTGCATAATCTACAAAATCTACATCGTCTGAATACAAAATATGCAAATCAATATCTTCACACACATGTTTAATCGCATCCAGTGTACGGTATTGATTTATCCATTGATCGTGGGGAGAAAGGAATGCTTCAGTAACGTGTGCCTGAATGTTGCCTGTAACATTTTGCCACGCACCATTGGAATACAAAACTTCTCTACGGCTCAATGGCGGTACGAGAATACAAACGGTCTCTACCTTCGTGGCACTGTCCAACCATACTTTTAGAAGACGATAACAAGTTTCCAAACTACCAGAGCAAACGCCAAAGTTCAGTGCGGTATCTCCAGCCAGTTTCCCCAATACAGAAGGCCAAGTTTTTTCTTCCTCGACGCCTAAACCAAAAGTAAAAGAACACCCAAAGCAAAAAATGTCTGCGTCTCTTGGTTTGGTCTTGGTGCGGAAGCCGTACTTGTCAAATATATAACTAATAGAACCATCGTTGCTCTGGTCACCAAACACACAAGTTTGTTTAGTGTTTGCATATGAAGACCCAGGTTCATTATTTTCACCGTAGGCATGTCGAAAGGAATCTATATTCATAATGTGTTATCTATTTCAAAAAGTCAAAGAGACATCTATAGTTGAAGATCCTTGGCCTCACATAATGATAGAAGAGGCACTGGAGCCAAACTTTGCAAAATCGTTACTAGAAACATTCCCAGACTCTAATAAGTTTCATCATGGCTATGACGGTACTCCCAATTGGTCAAAGTTTACAACAGAAAATATAGAACGAGCAAGCGAAACATACGATATGCTTGAGGAAATTTTCAACGCGCCACACACTCCATACTCTCACCATGAACTAAATTTAAATTTGTACCAGAACGCCTCAATCGATTTGATTCGTGATTGGCACACAGACGGAAGAGAAAAAAAATTCCAAATCCTGTTGTATCTAGGCGAGGAAGACGGGGGAGAATTTGAGTTGCTGAATGATTCAAAAACATTAACTTATCCATACAAGCACAATAGATTAATTGTCTGGCACAACACAAAAGAAACTCAACATCGATTCTGGTCTGTTGTGGGTAACAGATACACCGTTTCTATGCCGCTTTATTCTTATCCTCAAACTTATCTCTGAGTTTCAATAAAGACTTCGCCCACTCATCTCTTTTCTCAATAAAGACTTGTGGCTCATCTTGTTTGACTGCAATGAGAATTGCGATATCTGGAACTGGAATGCCCGTCATCTCTTCAAACATGATGGCATATGCCGTTGCTTGCATAAAGTACGTATCGATATTTTGTGCTTTCTTTGGATATCCAGCAGTTTTGAAATCGATAACACTTAGACGCCCATCAAACTCCGCAATACAGTCAACCCGCCCAGCCATGCGTAGGTGGTCGCTGTATAAAGCATTTTCTAGACAGTAAATATTATCGATGCGCTCAAGAATGGGCGCAAAGGATTTGAATAGAAGTTGTGTCGCAAAGTCATACTCTTCTAACGGCTCATTGCGTAATGTTTTCTCACACA